GCTGTAGCAGCTTTAGGATTTTTATACAATAAAATTAAAAATTAACATACATATAACCGAACATGGTTATTAACAAATTATCTTAGTTATGGAAAGGAAAAAACGAGAAAAGAAAAAAGTATCAATCATTAATGATCCTATGATTGCTCCATACTACATCTCCAAAGATGAGTATAATTACACAATTTATGAATCAGTTATTAATGCTAAATCCATTGATAAAATGGTAGGTCATTATACTAGTTTATCAGGAGCATTAGCTAAATTATCTGAGTTGCAATTAAACTTAAAACCTCAATATGACTCAATTCAAGAGTATATAAAGGAACACAATGAAAAATATAATAAATTAAATCAAATCTTAAATATCGGTGTATGAAATTAGAAGCGTTATACAATGCTTTAATAGTTAAACCTATTGAGCTAGAAGAAACTACTTATGGTAATATTGTAATTCCTGATTTGGGGAATGAAAAAAACAAAGTAGCAGAAGTAATTAATGTAGGACCAGGAATGGTAGTAGCAGGAGTAGGATTCATTCCAACTGTAGTTAAACCTGGTGACAAAGTAATCCTACCCACAGTTGGATTTACTAAATTTGAATTTGAAGGAGAAGAATACTGGATTGGCCCAGAAAATGAATGTTTGTGTAAAATAAATGATAACTAATTATGGCAAAAATTATTAAATTAGGTCACGAGTCACGTGAAAGTCTAGTTAAAGGTATTAACACTTTAGCAGATACAGTTGTATCCACATTAGGTCCTCATGGACGAAATGTGGTATATGAAAAAGAAGGACAAGTTTTAAGTACCAAAGATGGGGTTACTGTAGCTAAATCTATTGAGCTTCCAGATGTTATTGAAAACATGGGTGCTAAAATGTTAAAACAAGCATCCATCAAAACCGCTGATAATGCAGGTGATGGTACTACTACCTCTACTCTATTAGCTAGAGAAATTGTTATGCAAGGTCTAGAACATGTAGATAGAGGGAGGAATGCTGTTGAAATTAAACGAGGAATTGATGCTGGAGTAAAACAAGTAATTAGAGGTTTACGTGAACAAATTGCTGAAGATGTTTCATCTGAAAAACAACTTGAACAAATCGCTACAATCTCAGCTAACAATGATAATGAAGTTGGAAGTTTAATAGCAACTGCTATGGAAAAAGTAGGAAAAGATGGTGTAGTTCATGTTGAAGAATCTAAAACAGGAGAAACATATCTTGAAACAGTAGAAGGTATGCAATTTGATAGAGGTTATAAGTCTCATTTCTTTGTTACAAATAACAATACAATGACTTGTACTTTAGAAAATCCATATATTCTGATAGCAGATGCTAAATTTACTCAAGTTAAAGAATTATTACCTATCTTAGAGGGAGTATCTAATACAAATCGTCCACTTTTAATTATTGCTGAAGATATTGAAGGTGAAGCCTTAGCCACCCTTATTGTTAATAAAGCAAGAGGTGTGTTAAAAGTAGCAGCTGTTAAGGCTCCTGAATTTGGAGATCGCAGAAAATTAGTTTTAGAGGACATTGCCACTCTAACTGGAGGTCAGGTTTATTCTAAAGACAAAGGGATGAAATTGGATAAATTCAATTGGGATTGGTTTGGACAATCACGTCTAGTAACTATTTCAAAAGAAACAACCACTATCATTGATGGTAAAGGTTCTGAAGATAGTATCAATCAAAGAGTTGAAGAATTACAAGCTCAAATTGAGGCATCAAATGTTCCTTTTGAAATTGAAAAACTCCAAGAACGTTTAGCTAAATTTGTAGGTGGAGTATCTATTATTCATGTAGGTGGAAATACTGAAGCAGAAATGAAGGAAAAGAAAGACAGGGTTGATGATGCACTTCATGCTACTAAAGCTGCTCTTGAAGAAGGTATTGTTCCTGGAGGTGGAGTTGCTCTATTATATGCTAGAGAAAATATTTCATGGGAAAAGGTTGATAGTGAAGATTTTAATACAGGAAAACATCTAGTATATCAAGCATGTGGAAAACCATTCTATCAAATCCTTAATAACGCAGGATACTCAGATAGGGAAATTTATCCTATTGATTCTAAAATTGGTGAAAAAGGTATGGCTGGTGAAGAGCCTTGGTTTGGTTTTGATTTAAAAACTGAAACTATTGTTAATATGAAAGAAGCAGGTATCATCGATCCTATGAAAGTAACAAGAAATGCTTTAGAGAATGCTTCCTCAATTGCTGGTACTATTTTATTGACAGAATCAGTAGTGGCTGAAGATCCAGATACTAAAAAAGAAGATGATTTTAATCCTATGATGGGGATGATGTAATATGGAAACAGAAATATTAAAATTGATAGCGGTTAGAGTACCAGTTGGTGATAATTGGCGCCTAGTATCTGAAGGAAAAAATGGGCCAATCTATACTCCATTAACGGAAGCATTAGAGGCCCATTTTAAAAAAACTAAATCACCCTGTGATTTTAGGTTAAGTCCTATGAAAGGAGAACTATATGCCATTGAAACCAAAATTGAGGAAGTAGAACCACAAAAATTTAGTATTTACGGAGACTATTAACACCATAAGTTTGGTTACCTTAAAAAGTTTTATTATCTTAATTACGTTATGAAACACAAACATACTATTTGGAATGAAAAGTATAGACCTGATAGTCTAGATACTTATATTACTGATGGGGGAATTAAAGATATATTTCAAGATTATAAACAAGATATTCCCCATCTTGGATTTTTTGGAAAAGCAGGTTCAGGGAAAACCACTTTAGCTAAATTATTAGTTAAAAATATTGACTGTGATTCACTCTATATTAACGCCACAGATGAAAGATCTATGGATGTTATTAGAGAAAAAATTGGAGGATTTGCATCCAGCGCCTCATTTAAACCACTTAAAATAGTTATATTAGATGAAGCCACCCACCTTTTAATGGCCAGTCAAGTATTGCTATTAAATATGATTGAAACATATAGCGCTAAAACACGGTTTATTTTAACAGGTAATTACCCAGAACGACTAATTGACCCACTCCGTAGTAGACTTACAGAATACGCTTTAGTTCCGCCAACTAAACCGATGATAGCTAAGCACTCAGTATCAATTTTAGATAATGAGAATATTAAATATGAGTTGGAGGATGTAGCTGAGATTGTTAAAAAATGTTATCCTGACTTAAGACGAACTATCAATACATTACAAAAATGTAGTGTGACAGGAAAATTAGTCATTAATGTTAACCTTAAATCTAATCAAAATTATATTGAATTGATTTTAAGTGAATTAGCCCAACCAAAACCTAAATTTAATACTATTCGTCAAATACTAGCTAACGCTGATATATCTGATTATACTGAGTTATTTAGAGTATTATATGATGAGTCTAGTAAATATCTAAAAGGTAAAGAAGGATCAGTTGCTATATTAGTTAATGAAGCTGCTTATAAAGCTAATTTTTCTCTAGATAAGGAAATTAACGCTTCATCTCTTATTCATCAGATCATTGAATTAAAGTAATCAATTAAATTTTTATATATATGAACCCAAATGGTCAACCCCAACTAAACATTGATTTGTTAAACACAACTCCAATTGAATCATCAACTGGAAAACGAGTATTTGCTGAAGGAGCTATCCTACGTAAAGTCTCTAAGTTTGTTATCGGTTCTCAAGAAGACGCAGTTTTACCTATTCCTGTGATGTATGATGTAGAAACTGGAGAGGTGGTAATTGAAATGCTTCCTAAAGAATTGAGAGAAGAAATGACTGAGTACAATCAAAACCTAACTAAAAACGCTTAATGAAGCAACCAAAAACTGTATTTGACTGGATGAAGGAGATGACATTTACAAAGTCTCCATCTGAAATATTTGATGATGAATCTTGGAATACATTTAATACCTTTATGGTCCATCGTTTCATAAGTATGTATCAACCATACATTGAAACAGTAAATTATATTCAGGGATTGGATATTAAGGATAAAAAACAAATATATGAAATCTATAAGGAGTTATTACCTAAAAAAAGTATATTTGCTAAATACATCAAAAATCAAACAGAAAATACTTCCACCAGCTTAGCAGAACATATTTCATTATATTATCAGGTATCCTTAAGGGAAGCTACTAATTACATTAATATCTTACCAACAGAAGTGATAAAGGAAATATTAGAGGAATTAGGAGTTGAGGAAAAAGAAATTAAAAAATTAACCAAAGTTGGCAAAGAAAAACAAAATACCAAATGAAATAAAGCATATTGTTGAGTATCAAGCCCCTGAAATTGATTGGCGATATCAAAAGTTAATTTCATACTCTCAATTCTCTATTTATAAGACCTGCTCTTGGAGATGGCATCTTCAATATAGAGAAAAGCATAAAGTATTCACTGATAACATTCATAATATTTTTGGAACTGCCATACATGAAGCAATCCAACATTATTTAACTGTAATG